TCCAGCATAAATACTGTTTAAAACAGCGGTGTATTTCTCTGAGCCTAAAAATTTATATACTTCACTATTTGATTCTTTGAATGTTAATTCTGGACCCCACACAAGTTCCATAGTTCCTCCACCAACATTGCTAGCTAAAATATCTCTTAATTTATTTATAGCAGCTTTATTTGGGAGAATTTTGTGTTCAAGGCTTCCTAGTGTCCATAAACGAATATTTGAAATAGCTCCGTCTAGTGCTGACAAGTCTGCTAATCTCATTTTTTCTAACATGATGATATCGTCAAGAATAGCATAAATCATTGGATTAGCCCATTGTAGCCAATCGTCTTTTTTATAATGGAAAACACCTAATCTGGCTGGATCAAGTGGAATTTCTTTTTCTCCACGCTTTAAACTCTGTTTTATAGGCGTAGGCAATGTCTCTAAGACTGTGCTAGGAATATCACCATTTGGAAACTTGTCGAAAAATGTATTAGTGCTTAAAGTATAGTTCTGAGCGCCCATAAATAGAGACAAATTACCATCTTTCATCTTCACGGTTAGTGGATTAAAGAAATTATATCTCCAAGGTATTTGATTTTCTGTCACATTTGGCGTTTCTACTCTAATATCTTTAGACAAAGACTTCATATAAGTTGTTAATTCTGGAGTCATATTCGCATAACTGCGATACACTATAACATTGCCAGCTTTGTATAAATTATTAAGAAATCTTTCTGATCTTTCCTTACCATTTACATTTTTAAACCATTGTTGATAAAATCTTTCAACGCTTTTATTTTGATGAACTATCTCTATACCTTGACTACCAAAGTCGCCCATAAGATCAATAATATTACGGATTATGCCGACTTTATCGTAGGCATCCATGCACATTTTAATGGCACGGCGTTGCTGCTGTGGAACAGCCTCGTCTGGTCTAAATGCATAATAATCGCTAGGATTAAAGCCGGGACGAACAGAACGATTTGGCTCAATATCTATAAAATTTCTATAGTGTGTGCCTTGAGCTTTTGGCAAACCAGCATATGATTCGATATTATCAGAAAACTGTGCAAAAGCCTCTGTTTTGCTGGGTAAATCGTTATCGTTCCAAGTTATCATTTCTTCGTTGCTCATGGTTTTCCTATAGTTGGATTGTTAATTGGATTACCTATTTACTAATACACATCTTTCATTTGATCAGCAAACCAGCTTGGCCCATTGTATAACTTTTCATTATCATAAGATTTTTTATCATCTCCACTCCTGCCAGTTGCAAAGCCGCCATAAAAATTGTATGCTTCTTGAGTTGGAGTTCTTTGTAATACTCTAGCTGCCATGTTTGCCATCAATAATGCAGAATATCGGTCCTTTCTCATCTTGCTCTTTTTACCAGTTCCAACAATAACTTCTGGAGTATCCCATCTATCCCTACCATTAGCGGTCTGTGTCATTTGGATCATAGATAATTCATCTTTTAATTCTTCAATATCCATAACGCACTCTTCTAATGTGTCGAACATTCTGTGTTTTAATGAATCTTCTGATGATGATAGTCCTAGACTAATAGAATCAAAGAATGGAAATAATAATACTTTGTCTTCAAAATCTTTTCTCATACCATGATTAGACTCTGATAACCATTCATATTTAGCAAACTGGCAAGGCTCTATAATATGTAATCCTCTCTCGCCATCAGTATCTTTTGGTTTTTCATCATCTATAACGGGCCAGATTGGGAGTTCGCCTTCTTTTATTTTATCTTGATCATGTAGTGATTCTATAATAGCAATACCGCCGCCCTGTGCGTCAATAGAAATATGTATGCATGGGAATAATAACATAAGATCTCTAATCTTTCTGGCGCAATATGAATAGAAATCTGTTTCTGACGAGTAGCCCTTTTTAACTTTTTCTTTGTGTTCAGATCTAGTTGTTGTCCAGCAATGAACTATTCTTCTGTGGTCTGGATTTACTTCTATAACAACGATGCTAAAATTATCTACTTCAGAAGCGGGGTCAACGCCGAAGATATATCTCTTGTTTGGATCTCCCATTAAAGTTGCTTCAAAATGTATGGGGCGACCTTGAGAATCCTTTACTTCGTTATTTTGAGATATTACACATGACTCTATTAAAGATCTTTTAAAGAACCCTTGACTATCTCTAGTAAAACATGCACCATATTCCATTTGATAAATACCAGTATGCACAGTGGCTTTTGATCTAGCAACTTGGTCAGCATCCATAAAGCCTTTCGGAAGTAATTCATATGGCATACGAATGATTGAATATTGTGTCCAATCAAAGTCTTCTGGATAATCTTCGCCACCAAATACTTCTCTTAATTTTGCTGGATTGCCTTTGCTCTTTATTATCGCTTTCCATTTTTTCCAGTATGTTGCGAAGTGATTAAAATCATAATAAGCTGTTCCAGATATAATAATCTGATTATCTTTCTTTTCACCATTGGCATCTTGAGACACTTCTTCTATTTCAATTCCTAACTCTGCTGCTTTTTTTCTAGCAGCCAGACGTTTAACATTCTGTACTGGATCTGCACTAACTGCGGCGAAACCAGCAACAACATTTTCAAAAATATCTCTAGGAATAGAAGCAAACTCATCAGCGATAATATCATTAGCTCTTTGACCTCTTATTTTTTGACCATCACCAAGTGGTAAACAGGTAATTGTGCTATCATTTATTCTCATAACACACCTATCAGTATCTCTCCTTGGCCCGCTATCTCCATCGCACATATCTCTTAACATTGGAGAATTGCGCCATATAGTTTCCATGTATTCAAATAAAACTTTTGACTGTCTAAATGCTGCGCCAACAACTACTATCTTTCTTTTTGGCAACATAATTGCGCGAAGTATTGAGTATAAAGACAGTTTGAATGATTTACCCAGACCTCGACTTCCTATGAGCATTGGAAATTTTCTATTCCATAACTCATTAAGAATTAAAGACTGAGATGGTAATAGCTGAATATTTAAGATATGATGACAAAAGAAGGAAAGGTATTCTGGCCTACTCATTAACCATGCTAGACGAATATTAAAATCATCATGTGCTGGACTAGCAAACATCATAGGATTAAAAACATCTGCATCAACAGTGTCTAAGCCAAGCCAAGCTTCTTCTATGTGTTTTAAATTATTATTCATATGGCTTTGTTTATTTGCGTCCAATCTTTCAGAATATTATCACAAAAACCATAATATACAGCCTCTTCAGAGGTTAGATACCAGTTTCCATCTTTTAATTTTCTTGTTAAGAAATGTTGCACTTGTTTTAATGTTGGTTTTTTGCCAAACTTGTCTTTGAAATATTGACCATCTACGCATTTAGATACATAGATTTCAATCATTTTTTCAGCACATCGTTTATCGTATGCTGTAAAATTTTGATTATCTAAATAACTACCATCAAATCCAGAAGAGCCATAATGACACATAAAATGCGCATTAGCAGTCATAAGCCTCCAATCAGCAGCTTGAAAAATAATACTGCTCATAGAAGAGGCTTGTCCATACGCTATGATTGTTACATATGATCTACACATAGTAATTGCGTCAAACATTGCCATACCGTCATCCCATTCTCCACCTATGCTTTGCATATGAACAATAATGGGAGAATTGCTTTTACTATCTAAAGCTCTTAGATTTTTAATAAATGTATTAGACATTCTATACTCTACACCGGGGTTTTCATTATCTTCCGTATGATAATGATTATGTAGGAATATCTCCCTTGATGCAAGGTTAGCTCCATATTCATGAAAATCTTTTAGAATTTCTGGTTCCATATTATTTTTTCCTTCCAGTTCTGTACATTTCGTGAACACGTTTTAGAATACTACTAACCGCTAAAAATCCGTTATACTTATTTCCGCAAAATAGTATTTGGACATTATTATATAATGCAAATTCAAATAAACATTTTAACATATACTTACCAGTTATTTTGACAGAAGCTTTATTTTTAATTGGTATTCTTGTTTCGTCTGGGAACTTTGCGACATCCTCAATATTAAACTCTAATATCAAAAACTTATGTGGGAAGTCTTTCATACGCTCTATCTCTTCAAGAAATGCGTATTTTTTTTGACCAAGATTTGTTGCTAATTCTTCAACACATCCTTTTCTCTCAATACATATCTTGTCTTCAAGACCTTCTATTGAATAGTCTCCAGTGTCTAGTTTTCTCTCAATCATACCAGCGCATGTGTTGTAGTCAGAGAAGTAGTATCCTTCCTGCTCTCTGGTATCTTTTATAACTGTGAACTTTTCCATATTATTGTATTA